TTAACATGCCTGCCTGTCACGCAGGAGATCGCCGGTTCGACCCCGGTCGGGACCGCCATTTTTAATAAGGCTCGGTAGCTCAGTCGGTAGAGCAGAGGACTGAAAATCCTCGTGTCGGCGGTTCGATTCCGTCCCGAGCCACCATTTTAATTTAACATGCCGGCTTAGCTCAATTGGTAGAGCAACTGACTTGTAATCAGTAGGTTGGGGGTTCAAGTCCTCTAGCCGGCACCATGTAAGTTTCGGAGGGGTAGCGAAGTGG